GGCAAGAATCGCCACACCGATGATGGCAATCAAAACACTCACGATGGTTTCCGCTTTCATCCCTCTTCAATTCTTTCCTCGGGACAAGCTCACAAATTGGACGTGCCGAGCGGTGCGCCGCCGCCGGTGAACGAACCGAATCCTCCTCCTCCGACTACCGGAGTAAGAGCGGTTCCGAGAGCTTGCGAGAATCCGCCTGCTCCAGCGCTGATCACACCAGCCGTATTTGCATTCTTAGAAACTAGGGTCGCAATGATCGCTACTCCGACGATAGCAATCAAGACCGTGGTTACCGAGGTAATCAATTCGTTAGACATTTCATTCTCCTCAAAGTTGTGTCAAAGGTACGGTGTTACTTAGACCGCCTAAACTACCAAGCGATCCTAGACCACCTAAAAGTCCGCTTCCTCCGGTGACAGGACTGACAGCGGTTGAAAGAATGTTCGAAAATGCGCTACCACCGGCTTGTAAAACACCAGCGGTATTTGCCGACTTTGAAACCAGAACACTGATAATTGCGACACCAATAATGGCCGTCAAAACCGCGATCACGGAAGTTACAAGATTATCGCTCATAAACCTGTTAACGAAGGTGTTCCCGCTTGTCCCGGCGCGGCGGGAGTCTGTGGACCGATGATGGTTGGGGTACCTGTCGAAGTACCTGTATTGTTGATAAGAATTGGTACGCCTGACGATGGCACTGAACCGGTACCTAGAATACCTGTCGATCCGGTGAGCAGGCTTCCCGAAGCACCGAACGCGGAAAGTAAACTGCCGGTCGAAGCCGCGCCTACGTTAGTGATACCGGACGATGACAATGCCGACGCTATTTGTGTTGTCGAGATCGCCTGTTGAAACTGCGCGAAAAACCCGGTACCTTTTTTCAGGAAAAGAACCACAATCACCAGTCCGAGCATCGCATTGGAGAACGCTTTGAGTTTTGGAACGTACCCGATAGAGCCTATGATAATCATGGCGAGAAACCAGTACACGAAATTGTTAGGACCGGTAAAGTCGCCTTGCACCATTGTAAAAAGCTGGCTCTGTGTATTGCGAACAGAAGCAACCAACAGAACCAGACCGATAATCACAAGTGCGAATGGCATCAGATTCCTAGCACCTGGAGGTATCCAGGGAGTTCCCCTTTCGTGGTGATGAAAACCACGAATCCTATAATGAGCGCAAATGCGATGATACTGTTTTGGTTCATCCTTCGTTACTTCGTTTCTCGGTATCCTCGCATGAGAAGCACGATTCCGAGCGATAAGAGCGCAACAACACAAAGTGCGTTCATTATTGCGTCAGAATAACCTTCCCGGTAACCGAATTCATGAGCGGTAGCCAATGTCCGCGCGGTAATGTCATCCACTTTAGGAGGCACCGTCGGATCAACAATTCCGTTACGCTTGTTATGATCGGCGGGCCATTGACAATACTTACGCCCGATGATCGGATCGGTTTCCGGTGGTTCCTGTCCCGGTTGCGGTGGTAGGTCCGTTACGTGCTCGCTTGCCGGGTCCGTTTTTGGGTTACGATTGCGGCTGGTAGATTTTTCCAAGGGTCATCTTCCCCAGTCCGGGCATCCAATAGCCAAGCGCATAGCCGACCAAAATCAGCCCTAAAATATGCCACCATTTTACACTCATTTTCTCTCTCTTTCTCGCGCCTATAGCGCGTATGGCGTCGGAGACGCTAAATTTCCTGGTTAATTTTGAGTAACACAACGTTCCACATCCAAGCGGCGATTGCGAGCAGTCCGACAAACAATATCCAATTGAATGCCGATCCGCCCGAGTTAAACGGTTGCTTCGCCCAAGTGAAAATTTCGTCCACAAAACCCGGCGTGTTTGTCGATGAATTCATATTATTTCCTTTGTCGATTCCAGGGGGTCCGTGAGAAACCCCCTGAAATCTAGTCGGACGGGATGGGCCAGTTCCCGTCTACGACGCGGCGAGAGAACCGGCCATGCTCAGTGTTTGCACCAGCGCGAAGTCCTCGCAGCCTCCTCGCCTCCAGAATCGCCTCGCTGTCCGCAGCAAGTAGGTTAGGGTCGAGCGTCATGATCGCCCGCTGCGCACCTTCGGAGCCGCGCACGTTGATCTCAACGACTGACGGACGGTTGAAGAAAACACGCCACAAGTGGTCCCAGCGCGACATCCATACTTTGGTGACGTTCGAGATGAACGGGTCGTGAATCTTCTGCGTGCTGATCGGCTGGCCGTCAACGCGGCACTCCACGGTGAATTGTTCGGTGCCTTCTTCGCCGATCTGCGCGCCGGTATTTTGGTTCGCTGTGATTCCAGCGATCTGAACTTGACTGTTTGTCGATGAATTCATATTATTTCCTTTGTCGATTCCAGGGGGTCCCATGAGAAACCCCCTGAAATCTAGTCGGACGGGATGGGCCAGTTCCCGTCTACGACGCGGCGAGAGAACCGGCCATGCTCAGTGTTTGCACCAGCGCGAAGTCCTCGGTTCCGATGAGTAGATAAGCACCCGTACCGGCTGTGACAGGATTCAGAATCAATTCCATGTTGCCGTATTGAGTGGTGGAAATCGGTTTCTCACGTGACCCAAAATAATACGTTCCAGGTGGAAGGTCGAATTGGAGATGGTTTCGCGTTTCGAGCGAAATCAGCCCCGGTTCTTTCTTCCACAGATTCGTAAAATTGGCCGATTGCAAAGCCCAATAATTGATGTCCGTGCCGTCGCCTTTTTTGCCGGTGATTCCGTTGTTCACGTATATGGCAGTGGTCGAGATGAAATCCCGGAAGTTCGCATATTGATACGGGAAATCCTGACCGGCGTTGATCGCGGAAAGTTGTGTCTGTTTCATCTCGTAAATCGTCGCCAAATCCAGTAACGGAAGCAGCACGCCTCCCGCGCCAACAGGAAGCTGATCGAGATATGTTTGATACACGGTGACGGTTGCCGAAGAGATTACAGCGCTCGCCACGGAACCGACGCTTGCGCCGAAATACATCGCTTGCGTGGCGTCCGTGCCGTTCGCAACCACGGGCACGGGATTGAACGCGAATTGCAGTTGCATGGTCGCGTTCACAACGTTCGCGTAAACCGCACCGCGATAATCGTGATCGGAATAAGCCAGCGGAACCCAATACCACATGGTGACGGTTCCCGTGCCACCATTTCCGGCAATGGACGATGGGGCCGAAATGTTACCAGCGAAATTCGACCCGTAAGACATTCCGTACGGTAGTGTCCCTCCGGTAACGCTGGCCCCCTCACCTGACAGGATCGCGTTTTCTGACGACGGAATCAACGGCTGATACGAGGAGTACAACGTCGATCCAAACGGGCGGCGAGCTTTGATGCTGTTTAGCACGTTCAGATGCCAGCCGGTGGTTTGAATCCGAATGTTGTTATTCAAATCGGTGAATTGGATTTGAGAGAAAACATTCGACGGTCCGAAATCACTCCCGTTGATAGTGACGCCTGAACCGTTCGTAATCGTCGCTACCACTTTCACCCAAAATCCGAGAATCAATCCCACGTTACGTGGATTCACGATCACATTCGGTTGCACTTGAGAGATGTTGCCGGATGCAGCGGAATAGGTGTTCGAGAATATCTGTTGTGTCATCTTGACCGCGCGTGCTCTGATTGCGGCGCGTGCGATCTGATTCAGTTGGGCTGGTGAAACCTGTTGTGTGGACATGTGCTCTTTCGTGCGCTATGAACCGCGCGGTTAATTGGTTGGCTTATCGACGATGCCTTTAGAGACACCGAAATTGAGTAAAAAATGTGCCGCTATCGCGGCGATCAAAACCATGAGGGTTACGATCACCCAATTCATGGGATGTTTTAGCAGGTTAAAATTGATGATCCCCATACAAGTAACTTTCGCGCAAATCAACCGGAGGCTGCCTTTTTAGCCTGCCAGACCTTCGAGGCTGCGCCTAGAATCGTGAACCCAAGCGCAACCATGATGAGCACGGTAATCCAGTTCGCAGGGTTCCAACTGATGATTGTCCCACCTTCCATAAGAACCTTCCTTTCCGAATCGGCCCGTGAGCCGGGTACCAGTATAGTCTAGTCCTTTGGTCAGGCAGAGTCAAGGTCCTAGAATCCGCTCACGATGTGATATTTGATCCAATAGGAGAGCGTTCCGCACGTCGTAGAACAAGCGTAATTTGTAGTGTTGTTTAGGAACAATCTTAATGGCAGGTTTACGAAGTCACTCGAAAGATTCTCACCGAGATTCGATGGACTCATGTAACAGATTTGCTTTGTAGTAGAATCGAGTAATCCGGTTGCACAAGTATTCGTCACGGCAATGCTGGACGATGAGTATCCAATTTGTGTATTTGATCCGTTGGTAT